TGCAGGATATACAAAATCAAAAATATCCTTTTAAACCCAAAATAGGCGAAGAAATAGAAATATTAGATTTTGTAAAAGAAATAAATGAATCTGAAATTTTGAAAAAATATTTTGACACAAAAAATGATTACTCCAAATATGAGGAATGCTCAAAAATAATTGAAGAAGAAAATTCAAATTTTCCAACAAAAATAAAACCAACAAATTACATCCTTTTCCCTGAAAAAGAGGATATTTTACCACAATTGCATGGCAAATTTTGTGAGCAAAACATGATAAAAAATCTTTCTTCTTATTTATTACAAAATTTAATAGAAACAGAAGATGAAGAGATTGGTTATATAAAATTTCTTTTAAACAAACTTATTATTTGTTTGAACAATGAAAATGATTTTGAAAAATTTAAAACAGATGACTACACACAAGTCAAAACACATAAAGATGAATATAAAAAATTAAAAGAACAAAATAAAATAAACAAGGGTTTATCTTATAGACAATATTTAATTGATTTAAATTTGATTAAAAAATCTGTTGAGGACGACTCAGCTTATATAACGGGTAGCAAAACATTGTTTTTAAAATACACAGAAGATTTATATTATAAAAAACAATGGTTAAAAAGTGGTAATAAATTTTATAAGAATTTAGAAGTTGATAGTGTAAAACCTAGTGTTAAAAAAAGTGTTCCGTTGTTTAATAAAAAAGCTATGGAAAATTATATTGCTTTTTTGAAAAAAGATTGTGATTCGTTTTTGGATAGAGAACTAGAGGAATATTGGGAATTTTGTGTGAACGAAAAAATGAACATACCCGATTCAATTGAATGTGAAAGATTAAAATCGGATATGGTGGATCAATATAAGAAGTTTTTAAATGATCTTCTGAAAAAAAGATCAACAAAAAAATTATGGTTCAATCACCATGCATATTCACAACTTATGCATTTTTTATCATTTTCAAATAAACCAGAAGAAACATCTTTTTTTAATTGTGGTTCCCCCAATTTTTTAGGAATAGTTACAGGCGGTTATAGATCTTTTGATAATGAAAATGCAAAAGCATTTAGATCAATTGTTGTAACAAAACTTCCAGAGTTGTATAATGAAATTTATGGTGATATAAAGAAAATTAAATTAAAAGATGGTAATTTTTTAATTTTGACAAATTGGAGAAGATTAACACAAGAGAAGTGCACTTTTTGTCGAGACATGTTTTATAGTGTTATTTCCACAACCATGTCCCTTTATTTTGATCTGGGAGAAGATTTTTTGGATTATATATATGAAATCCACGCCATAAAAACAATAATATCTTTGTGCCCTACTCAACAGATTTCCGAGTTTTTAATGGACACCAGATATGCTTACATGTCCTCTTTCTCTTCATATACCAATTTAATTAAACTGATAACACAAAAATTTTCACCACCGTATACAAACGTTTTATCAGTTTGGATTGTTGAAAAAATATTAACTAGATTACCACTTATAACAAAATCAATTTCTGAAACAGATGGTGTTCAAATCAAAGTACCGGATTATAAAAATGATTTTAGGACGAGTGAGAGTTTAGGTGGGGTTATATCTATTCCTTCTCTTTGGACAAACAATATTTGTAAAAACATACAACAAGTGGTTGAAGAAATATTTTTATATGTTTTAACAATAAAAGAACCAAGTAACATGCACCACGAAAAAATAAATGCTATAAAAACAATTTTAGAATTTCAAAAGAAATTTGAAAATGTTCCTGATAATATAAAAAGAGGTTATTCAAATTGTAAACAGGATTTTTTTAATTTTTGTGAACAAGGATTAACCAATGAAATTGGTTTTTCGGCTACAGTTATAGATCATTCTTTTAAAAACTTAATAGAAACAATAAAACCAAATTTTAAAAAAATAGTGGACGAGGTTCTTTCAGAGTCAATAGGCGAAATGGCAAGTACAAAAGCTGTAATTCACTCTTTAAACAGAGAATTAGAAGTTGTAAAGGATAAACTAATGAGGAGATCTATAATCCTTCGTTTCCTAAAAAGAATGAAAAAAGTTCCTATTGGAGACAAGCCTCTAGATGAAAATTTTGAAGAATTTGTGGTTTATCAAACAAAAAACGATTCAAAGATTTATAAAAGAAAAGAAAGACAAAGAGTATGGGAAACTCTTATAGAAATATTAGAAAAAAATGATAATATAAACACAGTTGAGGATCTTGTGGATTACTTTTTTAACAATCAAAATGGGTCTGTCGAAGCAGATATATGTATAAAATCACAGTACGGTTCTAAAAGAGAATTTTATGTTGTTAATATAGGTGCAAAAGCAGCTGCGAAAATTGTGGAGAAATTCTTCCAAAAACTTTGTGTTTTATGTCCCAGTGAATGTATATCTATACCAGGAGACAAAAAAAATGATAAAAATGCAAAAAACAATTGATGATGCAACAAAATACGCTCAAACAAATAAATTAAAGATGAAATATGTTAACGGTGATTGCACAAAATGGTCAGCTGCTGAAACAATGGGATCTTTTATTTCTATGATTGATTCAATAAAAGACAAACTACCAACAAACTTCTATAATTTGATAAGAACAACTTTTTGTTGTTGGGCTGATAAAAAAATTAACATTCCTTTTGATATATTAACAAAAGTTTTACCCATAACAAATAAAACAAATTATTTAGGATTGCACAATGACAAGAAAACAAAAATAAACAGCACTCAAAACTTTTTGCAAGGTATGTTTAATTATGCTTCGTCTATAAAAGCGGTTTCATGCAATGTATACTTTTCAAAAATATGGCAAACATGTTTTCCAAATTCAAAATTAAGATGTTTTCACTTAGAACATTCTGATGATTATGTCCAAATAATTGTTTACAAAGACGAAGAGGAGTTTCAAAGATTCAGAGCAACATACAAAGTTTTCATGAAATTACATGGTTACAATGATAGCGATAGAAAAACAAGTTGTCAACAATTGTTTATGGAGTTTGTTTCTCTAATATCTTTTAATGGACAAATGATATATCCTAAAATAAAAAAAACAAAAGAAATAAATTTAAATCTCCCGTGCACTGGTTATAAACCAGACATAGAAGCAGCAATATCTAGACAAGGTGAGTGTTTAAGAATGGGTTGTAATCTAAGTTTTTGTTACTTTTTTCAAAAAAGTCATATTTTTTGTGTAAGAGAAGCTTATTCACTTTTGTATAATATGAAAAACGATTTTAACCACAACCCTTACACTTTACCAATAGAAATGTTTGGTGCACCAGATCAGTTACCATTGTTCACATTATATACAAAAGGGGATATAAATAATTATAGACTCTACAAATATGGACCAGATTTCTCGAGAAAAATGCTTTTTGGTTTAATTAAAAAATCTGATGAAACACAAGACTTAGACAATTTAATGTTAAACCCTGAAAACTTTGACAACACAATATATAGTCCTAGATTTTTACACGAAACAACAACAAAAATTATAAAAGACATAAAGAAGTATTTTGATATTAGTGTTGATTTTGTAAGAGATTATTGGAAGAACAACATAACTGATAAACTAGTTAAACCCGTGGAGAGGGAAAGGCTTATAAATTGGTTAAAAATAAAATTTTTTGATAGATCTTTTGTTGAAACATACACAAAGTCCAGTAGAACAAAAATGACCATGAGATTATCAAGGTATGTTGGAAAAAAAGTTTTGAAAATGGGATTTTTTTTGGACAATGTATTGGAAAACGAGGAAGAAAAGGGCGCAAAAGAAGAATTTTTTACCATAAAAGAAACATTTGAAAAAATGTTTCATTACTGTTTGAACAATCAAAAGGAATACGGGGATAAAGATATTTTAAGAATTATAACGAAATCTGATCCAAGTGTTTCCACAATTTATTCAATCCTTAACAAATGTAATATAAAAATTGTTAACCACAAAATTAATATGCCTATGGTTGGTTGTAAAACACCTAATAAAACAACTTTTTTGAACATAACAAACACACCTGGTATAATTTTACAAAAAATTATAAATCCCAAAAATTTCGAAAAAGACAAAAGACAATATATTAGTAATTTTTCGCTGGAAAGAGACATAAAGGTTGTTAGTTCTTATTTTAACCCAAATAAAGAAAGAACAACACTAGAAATATTATCTTTGTATAATGACATGTGTGTAGCAAAATATAAACCTATTGTAATGATTGGTTTTAGCAATAAAAAACAAAACATAGTTGATCATATAATGGATCAATTAACTTTTAACACTCTTTTAAACAGTATGTACCTGTGCAAAATGTATGAAAGCATAGATGTTCAGGACCCGAACACAGGTGTACCTTTTTATCTAATGGACAAATATTACACAATAAGCACAAACCAACAATGTTTGGAAACGATAACAATTATTTACACAGTTTTATCCGTAAGATATGGTTTTG